GGTGAAGTTATCGCCCCTTCTAGTATTGAAAATGCTAGAAATTATGCTGCGGGCGCTCTAAACTTAAAAAATATAGATAAATTTAAGACTAGAGACCTGACCTTTGTATTATATGATGTACAACCCAATCCCTTTGATACCTGGACTGAAATTATGGAAGTCTATGAATCTATGGGTTATAATACTGTACTTCATTTTGATATCTCTAAGTACCCAACTGATGGAACAGTGTATCGTTTAAATGGTGTGGCAGAATATGAAGCTATGGGCTTTACCGCCAAGCACCCCCGTGGCGCATTCGCACATAAAGTGCAAGCGGCGGGAATAAGGACTAAATTGCTAGATGTTGTATGGCAATTAGGTAAATCTGGTGTAGTTAGCCCCGTAGCAATACTAGAACCTATTAATATAGGTGGGGCAATAGTATCAAAGGCTACACTTCATAATATTAAATATATACAAGACTTAGGCCTGGAGATCGGATGCGATGTAGAAGTCATACGTTCAGGTGACATTATTCCACGTGTAGTTAGGAGAGTAGGATGAGTTTTTTTAAAAACAAAAGATTCGAAACAGTAGAACCAAATATGAGTATATCGTTCTCCCCCGAAGAAGTAGTAAAAGTAATGTCAGATTTAACTGTAACAGTAAATCTGACCCCAGAAGAGTTTAATCAATTTCGGAATTTTGTTAATAAATATAGAGGTGCTTGCCCGATAATGAAAGTATTAATTACAGATAATGCAGGCGGCTCTTACGAACTAACTAATTTTAGCCTCTTTCATGGTGGCGTTAACTTGATGAAGGAATGAACATGACAACAGCAATGTCTTATCTAAGTTTAGAAAATTGGGAAAGTGATGCTAAAGAAATGGGTCTTAATGTATTTTTTAATGGTTATGACCATTATATAGCTTACAGACCTAAAGATGCAGATTATGGTAGTTTTAACATTGAAACCCAGGTTGGAATACTTTGTTCCGACCCTCTTGAATATAAAGGTGTGAAACACACTGAATGGACTTGGGATTGGAAAGATGAATAAAATAATGTGGTGGGGTTACAGGCATTCTAATGGCTCAATCCAACTGAAGCGTTGGTTTGGAGATAAAGCAGATTATACTACAGATTGTGTAGGTAATCCTTTTGTAGCAAAGGTAGTCTCTCCTTTTGAGGCGGACACCAGGCTAATTGCTATGTTAGAGTTAGAAAAAAGATTGAAATGACATTAGAGGAGTAAATAATGGGATTTTTATTGGAAGACTTTTTTGAAGAATTATACCGCATTCTAACCAGTGATGTGAAAGCGTCCAAGAAGGTGGGCAGATTACACCACGCTATAGATAAAAATAAAAAGTACGCTATGGAATGTGGGGCGATACCTAGAATTAACCTGCCAAAAAATAAATCTTGACTTTTATCTCAAACTTTGAGATAATATAGTCTCTAAAAAAGGAAAGTATAGTGATAGAAATTAAAGCACCTGAGTTTTGCCCAAGCTGCAAGTCGAAGCTTGAGTGGACTAATAATCTTTTATTTTGCAGAAATAGTTCTTGTTCTACTAAAGTAGAAAAACAGTTAGAGCATTTTGCAAAAGAAATGAAAATCAAGGGTTTAGGCCCCGCTACTATTGCTAAATTAGAAATCTCTAGTATATCTGAACTTTATGAATTATCAGAAGAACAAATAGCAGAAGCTATCGGTTCAAGAGTATTAGCGAGTAAGTTATACGATGAATTAGAGAATTCCCTTGGTGCTAGTCTGAACAGACTATTACCCGCATTTGCAATACCTTTAGTTGGCACCACAGCATCTGAAAAACTGGCTAAAGTCTGTGATAATATCTATGATATAGATGAATGGACTTGCAGGCAGGCGGGATTAGGTGAGAAAACAACTAAAAACTTGTTAGATTGGATAAACAGTAATAAACTCTTAATAGAACTTCTTCCTTTCAACTTCAAATTTGAGAAGCCAAAAGCTACTGGTAGAGCAGGTATAATCTGCATCACTGGTAAGTTGAATAGCTATAAAACAAAGGCTGAAGCGCAAAAAGTTCTAGAATCTTTAGGGTATATAGTTAAACCAAGCCTAACTAAAGATGTAATGATATTAGTAAACGAGGGCGGCGTTGAATCCGCCAAAACCATTAAAGCCAGAGAATCTGGTGTAATTATAGTAACAAATCTTAAAGATTTCTTAGAGGAAAAATAGATATGACACAACCAAAGTGGACTGACGAGCGTACTGCAACCCTAGTATCGTTTGTTGATGATGAATCTCCTGTATCACAGGAAACCGTAGCAGGCGCAGCAGAAGCGCTTGAGTGCAGCACCCGTTCAATTTCTAGCAAGCTTCGTAAGCTTGGATATGAAGTAGAGCTTGCTTCTAGTAGCGCTACTCGCGCATACTCTGATGAAGAGGCCGCAACGCTAACAGCGTTTGTAGTTGACAATTCTGGCTTATATACCTATGCAGAGATTGCAGCAGGATTTGCTGGTGGAAAGTTCTCACCTAAGTCTATTCAAGGCAAGATTCTGTCTCTTGAACTGACTGAGCACGTTAAAGCGGCTCCAAAGCCAGAAGTAGTACGTACTTATACCCCTGAACAAGAGGCGGTATTTATTAAGATGGCAAATGCAGGTGCTTACATCGAAGCAATCGCAGCAGCAGTAGGTAAAGAACTGAGCAGCGTTCGTGGTAAGGCACTTAGCCTATTACGCGCAGAGTTGATCACCAACATGCCGAAACAAGAATTCACCAAGGATACCGCCCGTAAGGATGCGCTATCTGAACTAGGTGATATCTCTGGACTGACTGTAGCTGAGATCGCAGAAAAGATCACCGCTACTAAGGGTTCTACCCAGTCAGAGCGTGGTGTTAGAACCATGCTGACTCGCCGTGGTCTGAATTGCAAGGACTACAAGGGCGTAGATCAAAAAGAAAAAGCAGAAAAAGCTGCTAAATAAGAGTTAAGTAAGCAAAATAACAGAACCACCTTACAACAATAGGGTGGTTTTGTTCGCTTATTTATATGAGCGAGGTCGTCGATTTGGGACGCTAATATTCGGGGAATACATTGAATCTAATTAGTGCATTATTTAAACAAGTATTAGCGTGTCAAGACATGGACACCTGGGGAGGAGTACGTAAGCACTATCTAACCGCAGAATATCATACTTTGTTTGATGCAATAGACACACATTGTACCTCCTATCATACTTTACCAACCTTTGAAGATTTAAAGTTCTCTATTAGAGACGCTAATACCCGAGAAAAGTTGTATTCTATTGAAGCAGTTGAAGTAGAAGCTGATCCAGACCAGCTGCTCCTATATGTAAAAAATGAATATGCTCAAAGAGAAATTCTGGATAGATTAGAGAATTATGTAGAGAATTCAGTAGCTTTTGAAAATGCTGAGGATTCTCTAGCAGAGTTACACCAAATGGTTATGGACGTTGAAACTTTAGTGGAAGTAGAAAACCCTAAGGAAAGTATGCAACGTATCCAACTGTTTGAATCAGAAGAAGAATATAAAAAGATGTTTAAACTAGGTCTTAATGCCGAGTTTGACGCACAACATCAATTTTTAACCAGAGATTTAATCCTTGTAGGAGGCTATAGAGGTTCAGGTAAATCTATTACTTGTAGTAATCTAGCTAGTGATATGTTTAATATAGGTAGATCTTCAGTTACCTACTCTACTGAAATGGATCCGAGAGCTTGTCTAAGACGTATATGCTCTATTGGGGCCGGTGTTTCAAATACCAGGTTAAAGAACAGGAATCTAAATAATGCGGAGTGGGAAGAGGTTGCCAGATGGTGGGCAAGTAGATTCGCAGATAGTACAAAAGTAATAGAGTTTTATTTAGAACATAGAAACTTTGAAACTTTTCATGAAAAATTAACAAAGGAATGTGAACTTATTCCCAATAGACAGATAGATATAGTATATGACCCGATGTTAACTATAGGAAAAATTCAGGCCGATTTAGATAAGAAGTTAAGAAGTGGCATGGAGATAGGAGTAATCATAGTAGATTACTTAAATAAAGTTAAACTACATGCAACTCCGTCTAGACGAGGTGCCTATGACTGGGTTGAACAATTAGAAGTTAGCACAGCATTAAAAGCGATTGCAGCCACTTATGAAATTCCAGTGTTTTCACCTTATCAAACAAAGGTAGATGGAGAAGCAAGCTTCTCTAAAGGGATTCTTATTGACGCGGACGCAGTATATACTTTAGTTAGGCATAAAGACGAAGATCAGGCAATGACTTTTGAATGTACAAAAATGAGAGATGGTAAAATGTTAAGTTTTACCTCTTATATGGACTGGGATACTTTAAAGATGGGGCCATCCTCAGCTATAGATCCTAGAACTGTTAAGAAAGAAAAAGAGGATCTGAAAACAGGGGAACCTATTGAAGATCCACCATTTTAATTAGGAGTAATATATGACAATTATAGATGTAATCTTCGCCTCAGGAGTAGTAGCCTTATTGGGTATGGCAATAGTAATAATTCAATATCATTGGACTAAAGATAAGGAATAGGTATGAACTTTTATTTTGAAGATTGTTGGAATTATATATGTGAAATACTAGGATATTATAGTGAAGATGAAGATGATTCTGAAGAGGATTCTGAAGAGGATATCTTTTAATGACTGTAGAGGAACTATTACAATCTAAGGGTATTTCTTATGCTCCTCAGGGCGGGGACTTCGTAATCCGTTGCCTTAACCCAGAGCACCCAGATTTGCACCCTAGTCTTAGAATAGATAAGATAACAGGTATATTTAATTGTTTTTCTTGTGCTTTTAAGGGTAATATTTTCTCATTTTTCGGGGAATCAGTTGATCAGTTACAATTAAAACGAGACTCTTTAAAGAAAAAAATTAAAAATAAAGTCGCAGAAAGTATAGGACTGACCCTCCCCCTC